GAGATCCCGCTCTCCGGTCAGGCCCAGTCCTTCCAGGTCGTCATCGTCAATGTAACGTACGTGTTCACGCTGATCTGGCGTGACGCCGCGTCGGCATGGGTGCTCGACATCGCGGATGTGAATACCAACCCGCTGATTCAGGGCATTCCGTTGGTCACGGGCGGCGAGCTTCTCGGCCAGTACGCCTACCTTGGACTGGGCTTCCAGCTGTGGGTGGCCACCGACGGCGACCCTGACGCCGTTCCCACGTTCGATAACCTCGGGACACAATCGCACCTGTACGCGGTGACGCCATGACGCAGCAATACCTGCGGGCGTGCTCACTCATCGTCGGCAATCAGTCGCAGGCCTATGACCTGTCGGAGCTGCACGTACGCTTTGAGGTGAAGAACGCCACGGTACAGACCCTGAAAACATTGGAGGCGAGGGTATTCAACGTCTCCGACGAGCTGGCAAAGCTCATCCAGAACGAGTTCACGTCGGTGACGCTCAGCGCCGGATACGAAGGGAACATCGCGCAGATCTTCACCGGCGAGATCACCATGGTCCGCCGCGGCAAGGAATCGGCTACCGACACGTTCGTCGACATCCAGGCGCAGGACGGCGACAAGGCCTTCGGCTGGTCCACCTCGAGCTGGACGATCGACAAGGGCTACACGGCGGACGACATCTATCAGCACTGCCTAAAGGATCTGGCGGGATTCGGCATCACTGCGGGTTTCAAGCCTGATTTCCAGAACAACGCATCGCCCGACGCAAAGACCGTGCATGCGCAGACACGCGACGTGTTGCGCACGCTTGCTGAGCAACAGAACTGCACCTGGAGCATCGAGGACGGAAAGCTCAACTTTGTCCCGGTGAAGGGCTTTCTTCCTGGCATCGTTCCGCAGGTGAATGCAGCGTCTGGAATGATTGGCACGCCACAGCAAACCATTGGTGGCCTAGTCGTGCGGATGCTGCTCAATCCAGCCGTGAAAGCAGGGAGCAAGATTCAGCTGAACAACCAGGACATCGCCTCGCTCAAGCTGACCAGCAAGTACCAAAAGGCCGAAGTGGTTCCCAGCTTCGACGCGGACGGCTTCTATCGAACGTTCCAGGTACTCCACGCGGGCGATACGCGCGGGAACACGTGGTACACGGACTGCGTTTGCGCTGCCGTCGATGGAACGGCGCCTCTCACCAGTAGCTTCGTCGAACAGGTGCCTGAGAATGGATAACCGGCAGCGCTGGATCGATGAAGAGGAGATGCTGCGCGTCGCCATAGACGGATTGCTGACACAGGTCTGGACGTCACTTCCAGGGTACGTCGTCGCCTATGACGCATCGACCAACACGGCGACCGTCCAACTCGGGGTGCAAGGCCAAGTTGCAGGCCCTGATCAGGCCCCTCAAAGTGTCAATTATCCGGTGCTTTCTGGCGTTCCTGTGATTTTTCCGCGCGGAGGCGGGGCAACGCTCACTTTTCCCATTGCCTCGGGCGATGAGTGCTGGGTATCGTTTGCCTGTCGGGCGATTGGCGGTTGGAAGCAGTCGGGTGGAATACAGCCTCCCAATGACTCACGCCGGCACGATCTATCGGATGCGGTGTGTCATATCGGGCCGATGTCGCAGGCGAAGGTGCTGGGATCGATCAGTACGTCGACCGTGCAGCTTCGATCAGATGATGGGATTACCTATCTTGAGCTCGACCCGGTTGCCAAGAAGGTCAACATCGTGGCGCCAGGTGGGTTCAACGTGACAGGTCCCATGAACGTCAACGGCAATACCGCCTTTGTTGGTCAGGTCACTGCCAATGGCAAGCACATCGATGACACGCACACGCACAAGAATACTCAGCCTGGAACGGGCAGCAGCGGCACGGTGAACTGATGAAGACCCTCCATCCGTTTGTGTTGATGGCTATCTGCGCAGCGCTTTCGCCAGTGGCGATCGCACAGCAGAAGCGAAGCCTGTACACCGCCGATCAGGTCAAATCGATCTGGCAGGGCGTCAAGGATCAGTGCCAATCGCTGGCCAAGGCTGAAGGCAAGCCGGAACTGTACGAGAAGTGCATTGCCTACCAGAAGGGCGAATGGAAGACATGGTCTGGATTTTATGGCGACGACCGCGTCAGCCAGGCTGTCTGGGAAAGGTGCGATTTCGAGACTGGATTTCGAGAGACGCTTGACCTTCACACCTACAATCAATGCATACGATTGGCCAAAGACAGGGCCGACCTGCAGTGATCCAAGACCCGCCGAAAGGCGGGTTTTTCGTTTAGGAGCATCCGTGCGCTATCGCAAGCTTGACGCCAACGGCGACTACACCTTCGGCCACGGTCAATCCGACTTCTACCGAGACTCGCCTGATGCGGTGGCTCAGGCCGTGGAGACGCGCCTGCGCCTGTTTACCGGCGAGTGGTTTCTCGACACGACTGCCGGCACGCCATGGCGCACCCAGGTGCTTGGCAAGTACACCCAGAACATCCGGGACTTTGTGCTGAAGCAGCAGATCGTCAATACCCGGGGCGTCCAGTCTCTGGATTCCTACAGCAGCTCGATTGATCCGAGCACGCGACGGTTCAGCGTGCAGGCCGAGATCACCACTATCTACGGGACGACCACCGTGGAGGCTACGCTTTGATCACCACGACAGCCCCGACCATTTCGTCCACCGGCATCAGCGCGCCGTCCTATTCGGACGTACTGGCCTTCCTGCAGAGCCAGTTTCAGTCGATTTACGGCGCGGACGTGTATCTGGATCCAGATAGCCAGGACGGCCAGTTTCTCGCCATCGTGGCCAGCGCCATCAATGACGCCAACGCGGTGGCGATCCAGATCTATCAGAGCATGAGCCCGGCAACGAGCCAGGGTGCAGCTCTATCGAACAATGTGAAGCTCAACGGCATCGGCCGTGATCCGTCCTCGTTTTCCACGGTCGATCTCCTTCTGGTAGGCCAGAACGGCACGACGATCACCAACGGCATTGCTCAGGACACGTCGAGCGGCGCCCAGTGGGCGCTTCCGTCGCCGGTGGTTATTCCGCCGGGTGGCCAGATCACGGTGACGGCGACGTGCACGCAGATTGGGGCCATCAGCGCGCCGGCGGGATCGGTGTCCATCATCAAGACGCCGACCCTTGGCTGGCAGACGGTGACCAACCTCGCGGACGCGGCGCCCGGTGACCCGGTGGAGTCCGACGCTGACCTGCGCTACCGGCAAACCGTCTCCACGGCGATTCCTTCGCTGACGGTGCTGGATGGCATTGTCGGCGCTGTGGCTTCGGTATCCGGTGTGGACCGTCTGCGCGCCTACGAGAACGACACCGACACGACCGACAGCAACGGCATCCCGTCGCACTCGATCTCGCTCGTCGTAGATGGCGGCGATGCCACGGCGATCGCCAATGCCATCGCTACCAAGAAAACCCCGGGCGCCGGGACGTTCGGAACGACCTCCGTCACTGTGACCGATATCTACGGTCGACCCATCGCGATCAAGTTCTACCGTCCGACCAGCCAAGCGATCACGGTGGCAATCTCGCTGAAAGCGCTGTCCGGCTATAGCTCATCCGTCGGGCTGGCCGTTCAGCAGGCCGTCTCCGATTACGTCAATGGCGTGGACATCGGCGGCGGCTCAAGCGGGACCGTGGAATGGGCCGACGCGATCACCGCTGCCAACAGCGTTCCCAATAGCAACACGTTCAAGCTGACCGCGCTGGCGTTGACGGGGCCAGGTGGGGCAGGGATTCCCGATGTGCCATTGGCCTTCAATCAGGTGTCTACCTGCACGCCCGCAGCCGTAGTGTTGACGGTGACCTAATGGCGGACGTCTCGAAGTACACCGGGCTCATCACGTCGGAGCACTCGGACAAACCCAAGTTCAATGCCATGGTCTCTGCCGTGGCCCAGTGCTTTGTCGATCAGCAGAACTCACTCGGTAACTTCATCCCGTCGTTTGACTTGGACGAAGCGGTTGGCGATCAGCTCGATGTTCTCGGTGCGTGGGTGGGCATCAGTCGTCGCGTCCGTACGCCGCTGACCGGCGTCTACTTCTCGTTCGACACTGCCGGAGTTGGCTTCGACCAGGGCGTTTGGCAAGGTCCGTTTGATCCGTCGACCGGCATCACGCTGTTGGACGATGACACGTACCGCATCCTGATCCGGGCCAAGATCGGTGCCAACCACTGGGACGGTACGCTGGCGTCCTCCGCTGCCATCCTCAACCTGATCTTCCAGGGTGGGACGGCGCCGCAGCACCTGACGGCAACGAACGCGCAGTTCGGAGTGGGTGACGGTTCGACAAAGGCATTTCAGCTGTCGATTGGTGGCGTGCCTGTCTTCAGCAACATAACGATCACCTCCATCTT